ATACGATAAACTTATCGAGACAGACAAAAACATTGTCGACAACACAAACGCAATTCAAAAACAAGTTCCTCTTGGAATCTTTGTGGGGTAATCATGAAAATCAAAATCAATAAAAAGCAAGTTTTAAGCGAAATAACCGAAGAAGAATATGACTTTGTTTCGGAAGCATTAGAGATCCCTCCAAGCGAACTGCCTTTCTCAAACATCTTCGGAGACAGATACCGAGTTCTTGGAAACTTTGAGGTTGTAACCGACGAACATCCTTTGAGCAAAGTTATTAAGTTTCTTACTGATAATGGCTGGACTTTTAACACTCCAAAGCCGCCAAAAGAATTTAATTTTACGAAGACATACGATTTGGTCGCAGCAGACAGAAATGATCGTACCAAATTTGACAAAAACGTCAAGTCTGTCACTAAAACCATCGGCTTACAAAAATTGATGCAAGATATGAACAAGGCCATGACTCAATCAATGCCCAATTCATTTGCTGATTATGAAAAACTAAGAGAGGAAGCAAAAGAGTTAAACAAATCCTTTCTCGCAGCCGAAGGCGAAGAACAAGAAAAACTTAAAGACCAAATACAAATAAACTTGTATAAGCAGGTTGACATAGGCAAGCGGATGAGAAACTATATGAACAAGTATCTCAACCCAAAGCGAAGCCATCTTTCTTTTTATCATTATGGCGAGGAAGGAGCAGCATTAGGAAAAAGACTGAGAGCAGGACTTGCAGAACACATGCCCTTGTTTGCCGACCAAGCTGCTCTTTTCAAAATGCAACAATCAATTGATAAACTGTTTGCGCCGGCTTATGTAATCTTTTCACGACATCCTATTGACGTTTTCAGAATGTCTGACTTTACAAAGATCACATCTTGCCACTCTCCTCCATCAATGAAAGGAGAAGATAAATTTGACCAATTCAACATTTGTGCTCTTGCAGAGGCTTATGCGAACGGAATGATCTCTTATGTTGTAACAGCAGAAGAATTTGAAAAGAATGAGATGGAACCAACTCAACAAACACTCGACGAGTATGAAGACGATGAATTGTTTTATGATTCCGAACGCGGAGAGGGCGTCCTTGAACCAAGATCACGAATTCGAATTAGACGAACAGCATACACAGATCCAGACACCAACAATGTGATTCCACTTGCCGTTCCCGATCAAAAAGTTTATGGTCTTGATACCGGCGGTTTCAAAGAGTATGTGAGAAGTTACATCGCAAACATTCAAAAAGCCGACCTTGAAAAGATTTTTCAAACTGAAGTTGAAGGCTTCCAAGACGGTTCAACCTTGCTTAGCATTGATAATTTTGAAAGATTTGGTGGAAGCTACGAGGACAACGGAATGGCTGTCCGTGATAATCTTCCTATGATGTTCGCCTCCGCCCTTGATATTGACCCGCTTAAGATTATAGCATCCGGATATTTGAAATACGATAGGTCTCTTCAGAATGAACTTGAATCAAAAGCAGATGAAGAATTTGGAGCGAGCATAGAAGATGTGCAGCGTGATGTGGAAAGAATCGCACGAGATGCTGGTAGAAGACAAGCATGGTATTTTGATATCGAGGTTGGCGACATAAATGGTGTTCCGTCAATTGACGAGGTTGGTCTTGTAGTTTATGCCACTCTCCCAGAAGATGTCGATGTCGCAAACAACTTCAGCAAGATCAATGAAATCTTTGAGGATTACATAGATTATTTCTCTTTGCCTTGGGCGAACTTTGATCAAGTTGAGCCAGAAGAGATTGCAGTCTATGCCGCCGGTAATGTAGATGATTCAAATTTCTCATCTCCGTTTGTAAGAATCAGGTACCCTGATCTTCAGTTCATGTCTCGCATGGCGACAGGAGAGCGGTTCAGTGTTGATGATTTGGCAAACCAACTCGCTCAACTCACAGAAAGCAGCAGAGATGGCGGAATGTCTATTGCTCTCGCCACGGATCCTTATGTTGAGGACGGCTTTGATACAATCGCCACAACAATTCTTGGAGTTACAGGCTTCGTTGATGATTCGGACTTTTATTTACAACAGGTTGCTATTGAATACTCTGTTCAACAATACAAAGAGTGGGATGAACAAACCCAAGCTTATGATTACATCGGGCCTTTTGAAATACAAACCGATGTTACATTTACAAGCACTCTTTCAATTGATCTCTCCGTTCTTCAAGAGAGAGGCGAATATACTCCAAAGCAAGCCGCTGCTCTTCTTATAATGCTGGGAGAGGACGAGACCCTACAAAAGTTTTTAGTTACAGAGATTAACAAAGAATGTCAAATCGCTGCTGGTGATGGCGACAGTTGGCAAGGCACAGTTATTCCATTCACGATTGAAGGCCCCAGTAATTACAGTTCTGTTGAAGAGATCTTTGAAGAAGATCCCAATGGTCAGGTTGATGACTATTTTAACCTTCGTATGGATCTTGACCAAAGTGATGTAAGTACAAAGGCAGAAAAAGTTGCCCTCGCTGCTCTCTTGGAACAATACGACGAAGGCGAGATGGCCGAACTGATCTTGGCCTATTCCGAGCCTCTAAAAGCAAAGATGCGAGAACTTGTTCCAGCCGAGCCTACAAATGAAAGCAAAAAGCGAATGAAGGTTCGCGTGATTCGAGGATAGTAAATGTCAGAAGACAATAAATGGTCGAAACCCGCATCTCCCCCGCCTCCTCTCTTTCTCGGAGAGAAGGAGCGAAACCTTGTTAAGCAGGTCAATGATGAGATCATCGAAAGAGTCATCGGCCAACAGATCCTCTATTTTCCAATTGATATCGAAAGAACCAACTTCCATCCGGTATATGGCGAGGCCATTGAAAAAACTTTCTTGCACCCGATCAGAGTTCACGCACTTGTAAACTATGAAGGCGTTGAAACAACGTATCTTGAAGGCTATGGGCTTGATAAACAAACAGGGATTGTTGTCAACTTTCATAAGAGAAGATTAACAGAAGACCAAAATCTTTTTGTCCGTGAAGGAGATTTCGTCAAATACGGCGATATTTATTATGAGATAGTAAAATTAAGCGAACCAAAACAATTGTTCGGACAAATCGAGCATCGCTTTGAAGTTACTGCAACCTGCACTAGGGCAAGAGACGGAGTATTTAACGGTGAGTGAAGTAGAAGAGATTCCATTTTTGCCCTCGACAATTGAGACAATTGACGTTGGTTTGTATAACTGGCTGAATGAGTCGCTAGACCTTCATACAACGACAAACGCCGGCTTTAAAAAAGTTCCTTGTCTTTGGTTATCAGCGGAACGATCATTCCAAATTAAAAATAATAAAGATCTGCGTGACTCCTCTGGTAAATTAAAATTGCCAATTATATCAATTCACAGAACTTCAATGGTGAAAGATCCTTCTTTTCGAGGCACTCATTACGCACACTTGCCTGACAATTCTGACTACAAAGGCGGTGCAACCGCTGTAACTCGCCGTATTGTTCAAACTAAAACAAGAAACTTTGCAAACGCTGATAAGGCTCGAGAACTTCAAACCGGAGACCATACAGGCAGATCCAATAATAAGAAGATTGTCTATGAGACAATTGAAATGCCTCTCCCAACTTATGTCACATGTAATTATGAAATTACCGTAAGAACTGAATACCTTCAGCAATTAAATGAAATTATCACGCCTTTTGTTACTCGGACAGGCGGTGTAAATCATTTCTTATTTGATAATGATGGCCACAGATACGAGGCATTTATTCAGCAAGACTTCAACCCAGAATCAAACATTGTTAATCTTGGCGAAGATGAAAGATACTTCGAGACCAAAGTTACAATTAAAGTTTTAGGATATTTAATGGGCGAAGGTGTTAACAGAGAAAAGCCAAAAGTTGTCGTTAGAGAGAACTATGTTGAAGTTAAAATGAGTAGAGAAAGGGTCATGGTTGGAGACCAATTACCATGGCGCACTGTAAATAAACAGAAATACCGAGAATAATTACTATTGATCCTAATCGATACTATTTAATATGATTATAAATTTATAAGGAGTATATTAATGCCTAGAAAGTTTGATTTTATTTCTCCCGGCATCCAATTGACCGAGGTTGATCAAAGCACTGTTCCAGCACAATTGCAGGAAGACGGTCCGCTTTTAATTGGTCGTGCCCTTCGTGGACCTTCAATGAAGCCAATTAGAATCCAATCGTTTGATGATTTTGTCACAGTATTTGGTAATCCTGTATATGGCCCACAGCCCGGCCCAATGGATATTTGGAGACAAGGCAACACTGTTGCTCCAACTTACGCTGGTATTGCTGCTGAAGCATGGCTTGCAGCAAACGATACACCAATTACTTTCGTTCGTCTTTTGGGTGAACAGTCAGATAATGCAACCACTGCCGGTAGAGCAGGGTGGGATACTGCCAACAGCCTTGATACAGCATACTCTGCATCAGGTGGTGCTTTTGGTCTTTTCGTTGCTCCCTCCAGTTCAAGCCCTCAAGCCAATTCTAGTGGTTCGCTTGCGGCAATTTTCTATGTTAACGAAGGTTCAATTGAACTTTCGGGTACAATTGCTGATAATGCTGGAACTACGCAAGGTACTGGTTCCGCTGTGATGATTAATTCTCTTGCAAGTGGTAATGGTTCTACTTTTAGAGCGTTGGTTAAAGATAATAACGGTGCTGTTGTTGACAACGTTGTATTTGACTTTACACCCGGAAGCAAGAATTATATTAGAACTGTTTTTAATACCACACCTCATAAAGTCAATTCCAATATTAACGATAGTACTGATATTAAAACTTACTGGCTTGGTGAAACATTTGAAGAAATGCTTAATCGAGACGGCTCTTCTACCGGTACAGCAGGAGAGCAATTGGGGATTATGCTTGGTCTGGCATCTGGTTCAACCGGCGTTGTTCCCGGTGCTGGTCGCCCATCATTGACAGAATATTCAGATCATGAATTTGCTGCAACTGCTGCTAAATCTGGCTGGATTATTAACAGAGATCCTTCTGAGGACAATACAAATTATACTCCAGAAAATGCTGAAAAACTTTTCCGTATTATTGCTCTTCATGAAGGCAAGTCCTTTCAAGATCAGTATTATTGTGCTATCGAAGGCCTCAAACTTGGGACCGAGGTCAATAAGAACTCAACCTTCACTCTCAGTGTTTATGAGTGGGGAACCAAAAGGCTTGTTGAACAATTCTCAAACCTTTCTATGAATCCTGTTTCAGACAACTACATTCTTAAAAGAATTGGTGATATGAATATGGTCTGGGATGACGGTGATAAGAAATTCAATATGGTTGGAAAATACAACAATCAATCTGACTACATCCGAATTGAAATGGCTGACGCTCTTAAGAATGATCAGCAGCCTCAAGACGAATATGCAATCCCATTTGGTTTCTACGGTCCTCAAAAGTTCTTGAACTTTTGCCTATCTGGTAGTAATTCACGACCAGTAAGCCCAGATAATTACGGTTCAAACCTTGTTCATGCAATGGTTGTTGGTTCTGGTAACCTTCCCGGTGTTCCAGAAGAAATCGCTGATGCTGATCAAAGTGGATTTGCTCTTGTGGGGTCAAAAGATGGTGCAGACGAAAGAATCGTCACATTTAAGTTTCCATCGTTGAGACTAACCACCGTTGATTCAAAAGGCGTTCAGAATGCCAACTACAAAGTAACCGACTTGTTCGGTGTTAATCAGCAACTTTCTTCATCTAACTTGCTAGATCAATCATACAGAGATCTTTTCCGAGCAATGCCTCGTGGATTTGATGCTCATGCAAATACAGGCACTGCTGCCGATGCTACAGAAACTTCGTTTATCTTCTCACTTGATGATGTTGTTTATGACTCAACAAATGTTAGAGCATATCATGTTTCTGGTTCTCGTCTGGCTGGTACATCTTATACTGCGACCAATGGTGATCAAGCACTTATTGATGCAAAAATTAAACAATTCATTGTCCCACTCTTTGGTGGCTTTGATGGGCTTAAAATTACCGAACTTGAGCCTTTTAATAACCGAAGTGGTGTCATTGGATCAAGCGAATCAACAAGTTACACATACTACAGTTTGAACAAGGCTCTCGATATTGCTGAGGACCCAGAAACTGTTGAGATGGATCTTCTTCTTCTGCCCGGTATTAACAACTCTGATATCACCAATAGAATGATTGAAGTTGTTGATGAGCGTCAAGATTCTCTTGCAATCATTGACCTTGAGAATGCGTACACAACCGCAGCAGAAACAACACCTTCTCTAGAAGGCAAAGGCTCACTTGCAACTGTTATTTCTGATGTTCGAAACAGAAACTTTGATTCCTCATACGCTGCCGCATATCACCCATGGGTTAGAGTCCAGCAGAAAGGTGATACAGTTGTGACTCCTGTTCCTCCTTCGGTTGCTGCCTGTGGTGCTCTTGCGAGATCTCAAGCGCTTACCGCTCCTTGGTTTGCTCCTGCCGGATTCAATCGTGGCGGACTTACAAACCTTGGTGGAACCAACGGACCTAGCACGCTTTCAGTTGTTGAGACCATGAATAAAGCAAATCGTGATGACCTCTATGAACTTGATGTTAACCCAATTGCTAGACTCCAAGGAGAGTTTGTAATCTTCGGTCAGAAGACACTCCAGCAGACTCCATCGGCTCTTGACAGAATCAACGTTCGTCGCATGATGATTTATCTCAAGAAGAGAATCGGCAGAATTGCTAATACTATTCTGTTCGACCAGAACATCCAAGTTACTTGGAACAAGTTCAAGAGTAGAGCAGAACGCGTGCTTAACAGAATTAAAGCACGAGGCGGAATTACAGAATTCAAAGTTGTTCTTGATTCAACCACAACCACTCCAGATCTTCAGGACAGAAACATCCTCTACGCCAAGATCTATGTGAAGCCAGCCAAAGCAATTGAGTTTATTGCAGTTGACTTTGTAATCACAAGATCCGGAGTTCAATTCTAATGATCTATACTAATTACAATAAAGGGAGATTAATATAATGGCTTTTTGGACTTCAGCAGGTGTAGAACCTAAAAGAAACTTTAGATTCAGAATTCAATTCGTATCGAATAATGCAAGCGGTAACTCAGTAATTGAAGGCATTTTATGGTGGGCGAAGACTGTAACTACTCCGTCTTTTGATCTAGGTGAAACCGAACATCATTATCTTGGAGGTAAGTATTATTTCCCCGGTAAAGTATCGTGGTCGGAAGTTACAATGACCTTAGTTGATCCCATTTCTCCTGATGCTGTTGGTGTTATGAACCAGATTTTAATTAATTCTGGTTATATGGTTCCAGAAAACACAGACCCAGATCAGTTTCACACTATTTCCAAGAATGCTTCAATTGATGCTGGATTGCAATTAATTGTTATTGAAGTGTTAAAAGCAGATGGTGCGGTTGTAGAAAAGTGGACCCTTAATCAGCCATTTATTAAATCAGCAAAGTTTGGAGATCTTGATTATTCAAATGAAGATCTTAGAACAGTTGATTTGACCATCAGATATGACTGGGCCACATGTACATTCCCTGAAACTCATCCCGATTTCCAACAAGAAGAAACTTTCTTTAATGTCGGTGATAATCCTTCTGAGGGTCCTGATTACACTCCAAATAATGAAGGTAGAAATATAGACAACGATCCGAGTTTTGGATCCTAATAGAGGTTAAATGGCTTTTTGGACCAACAACGCAGCCCCTAAAAGACAATATCGCTTCTCCATTCTAGATGCCAACGATGGTGTTGAAGATGGAGAAGCCATTTGGTATTGGGCCAAGTCGGTTACAAAGCCATCATACGAGATTTCAACAAACGAATATCAACTTATAAATCATAAATTTAAGTATCCGGGCATTCTCACTTGGAACGATGTTACAATCTCTATTGTCGACACATCAAATAAGACGCAATTGCTGCTGAATAAAGCCTTTAATTTCGGTTATATTTACCCTAACTATGCAAATATAGAGCAATATATAGATGGCATCTCGAAGTCAAAAACTGAGGCTTATTTCGATGCTATTTCAATAAATCAATTAGATGAAAAAGGCAACGTTCTTGAAGAATGGAAGCTTCGAGGAGCAATTTTAAAATCTGTAAACTTTGGAAGCCTTGATTATTCAACAGATGATCTGGTTTCAATCGAACTTACAATAACCTATGACTGGGCTCAAATTGATGGACTTTCTGTTAATCCTGTTTTTGTCCCCGTCGCTGTTGATAATGTCCAAGCCGGAGAGCAAGTAAATCAAGAGAATAATACCGGTGATATCACAGACCCAACTGTAGCATAACGAGGTGAAATTTGACTACAAGAAATAATGAGGATAGAATCGGACCTCAAACAATCGATTCGGAGCCAACAGCGGCATTGAACCCGCTTGAGTTTGTCGCTCCCACGGAATTGGTGGATATTCCATCAAAAGGTTTGCTTTATCCTGCCGATCATCCGCTCCATGGAAAAGAAGAAATCGAGATTAGGTATATGACAGCCAAAGAAGAGGACATCCTTACATCAAAGACGCTCCTCAAGAAAGGTGTTGCAATTGATCGCTTCCTTCAGAACATTATTGTTGACAAAAACATCAAAGTCAATGATCTTTTGATTGGAGATAAGAATGCAATCTTAATCGCTGCGCGCTCAACAGGCTATGGAAGCGATTATGAGACTCAAGTTGTATGCCCTAACTGCGGTACAAAGTCTCATGAGTCATTTGACCTTGCA